TATTACAAGAAAGACCTACGAACAACTTGAAGGTACTTGGTCTGACTCTGACTATAGTGTAAACACTTATGATAGGGGTGAGAAGACATTCTCACAGTCCTTACAGGAAAGATATACACTCAACACAGCGTATCTATCAGATGATGAAGCAGAGTTCCTTAAAAACCTTTATTTGAGTCCTGATGTTAAAATTAGATTTGAGGGAGAAACAGATTGGTATTCTGTAACATTACAAGATAATCAATGGACTGAGAGAACATTTAGAAAAGACAAACTCTTCCAAAATACTATTACAGTTAGAATGGCACATAAAATTAATTCACAGAGAGGATAATGGTACAGATTAGAGTAGGTGATATATACTTGGACCTATATCAGTTTGACCCACCAAAGTTAAACTTTGCAATTGAAGATATAACTGATACTTCTGCTCGTTCTGAGTTTAGTCAGACGTTTAGAATACCTGCTACAGCTAATAATGCTCAGTTCTTTGAAACTGCATTTGAAATCACTGGTTTTGATTTTGACATAACACAAAAAATAGATGCTGAGTTAATGATTGATGGTGTCTTGTTTAGACAAGGTGAACTCAGACTAAATAACATTTACATTACAAGAGAAAATGAAAAGATTGACTATGAGGTTATATTCTTTGGTTCTACTCGTTCTCTCGCTACTTCTATTGGTGAGGGAACTATAAATGAATTAGACTTATCAGCTTATGACCATGACCTTACATCAAATAATATAGTATTATCATGGCAAGCATTTCCTGAAGGTGCAAGTACAGATGGATTATTAGATGGTAACGTAATCTATCCACTTATTGACCACGGTAACACTTATACCGGTATTGTTCCAAATGAGGGGGAGATAAGACATAGTAGTATAGCACACTCTAAACCATTTACCAATAGTTCATACGATTTGGAAAGAGAAAGGTTTAAACCCATGATTAGAGCAAAAGCTGTATGGGATGCAATATTTGAAGAAGCAGGTTTTACTTATACATCTGATTTTTTGTCAGGTGAAACATTTCAAAAGATATACTTATCAGCCTTTGGTAATGAAGCAAATATTTTAACTGAGTCATTACAGAACACAGGTAAAGCAGAAGGTTTTGAGTCAGGACCAAGTTCAGGTCAAGAAATTAATTTAGATATTATATATCTTGACCCTGGTAATAACTTCTCAGGTGGAAGATATATTGTACCTCAAAGTGGAACTTATACATTTGCTTATGGTTATACAGCTGATGCTAGAAATCCAACACCAATTAGTGCAATATGTAATTTAAGAAGATTTTATGCTGCAGTTAATACTACTTTGGATACTATATCCGATACATTTGAACCAGACTCTGAGGATGACATTCTTATAGCTCTTAATGGTGAACATACTGTTAGTTTACCAGCAGGTGCTGAAATCTTTATAAATTTTAGTAGTGGTGCTGATAATGAAAATATTACAGGTACTTTAGAAATTACCGATGCTCCAGGTCAACAATCAATTGCACCCCTATTATCAAATGATTATAAAAAGATAGATTTTATTAGAGATATCATTACCAAGTTCAGATTGGTTCTTGCACCTGACAAAAATAACTCTTCTAACTTTATTATAGAACCATGGACATCATATATTGCATCAGGTGATGAGTTTGATTGGACAGATAAATTGGATGTCTCAAAAGACTTTAAAATTAGTCCTCTATTTTATACACAAAGTTCTGTAATTGAATACATAGATAGTGAGGGGGGTGATGATTTGAATGAACAATATCAAGAACAATTTAATGAACCCTTTGGAACATTAAGAGTATTCAGTAATAATGAATTATTAACAGGTGATAGAAATATTGAAACCAATATAATACCATTTCCTGTAATGCAAATTGAAGGTGCTCAAGAAGCAAACAATGGTATGGATAATACAATCATTGGTCACAATCACATTCACGAAGCTGAACCTGGTGCAGTATTGCATGAACCTGTTGTATCAAATAAAAGATTGGTATTCTATAATGGTATCAAAGACACAGGTACTATAGCGGCAAGAAATGATACATGGTATATGGAAGATGACTTAGCAGTTGCAACAGGATTTACAGATTATCCTATGATTAGTCCATATTCTGATTTTCCTCTTGTTGCTTCAAGTATTGATTTAAACTGGCAAAGAGAACAGGGATATATTAAGTTTGGTCTTCAAAATCAAAACATTGGTAGTTCAGTATATACTGCATATTGGTCAACATATATAAATTCATTGTATGATAAATGGGCAAGACGTGTTACTGCATATTTTATACTTAACTCAGATGATTTGAGAGAGTTTAGTTTTGATGATGTAATCTTTGTCAAAGACACTTACTATTATGTCGAAAAGATATATGACGTACCATTAGGGGAAAAAGCTTCTGTGAAGGTTGACCTCATCAAAATATTATCAAGAACATAAAATAATCTATTTAATAGTATGGCACAAGAAGTTGATATATTTTTTAAAGTTGAAGGTGTAGATGGTTATATCACAGACCTCAATGAATTAAGTGATGCATTAAAAAGTGTTGCTAAAGAACAAGAAGAAGTTAGTGAAGCAGTTGAAGATACAGGTAAAGCAACTAAGAAAGGGGGTGGGTTCTTAACACAATTTGGAAAGAAAGGTAAAGCCGCATTTGGAGCACTCAAAGGTGCAATTGCAGCAACAGGTATAGGATTATTGTTAACTGCATTTGCTCAGTTGGTAGAATGGTTTAAGAAAACTGATACGGGAGCAAAGATATTACAAGGTGCTACAGCTGCAGTAGGTGTTGTATTTGAGAAGATATACAACTTAGTCTTATCATTAGGTGAACCATTATCTGCGTTGTTTAATAACCCGTTAGAATCACTCAAGAGTTTTGGTGAACTAATCGTTAATAACATCATCAATAGGTTTGAAGGTATCTTAGAACTTATACCCGCATTAGCTACGGCAGTAGGGGAACTATTCAAAGGTAACTTTAGTAATGCAGCGACCATTGCAGGTGATGCGGTAGCTAAGGTTGCATTAGGTGTAGAAGATTTCTCTGAGAAAGCAGTGGACGCATTCAACGCAGCAGTTGAAGTAGTATCAGAAGTTGTAGCAGAAGTACAGGTAGCTATCGAGACCACAAACAACCTCATCGATGCAAACAATAGATTTGCAGCTTTACAGAACAGACTACTTGTACAAAATGCAAAACTTACCAAAGAGTTAGAAGAACAAAAGAAGATTAGTGAGGATACCACAAGGTCATATGACGAACGTAGTGAGGCACTTGAGAATGTTATTGCAGCTAACGAACAGTTAGTAGAAAACGCATTGTTAGAAGCTAAGGAAACTGAAAACCTATTACAAGCAAAACTTGCGTTAACTAAGAACGATGAAGACCGTAGAGAGTTAGAAGCAGAACTAGCTCAAGCAACTGCAGATAGAATAGCAAGAGAACAGGAAGCGTCTATCGTATCTTTGGAATCAGCACAGTTAAGACGTGAGTTAGACCAAGAGGAGTTAGACCGTAAGATGAGTATTGAGGGTATGATAGAGGACCTAAGAACGGCAAATATAGAAGATGAAGAACAAGCGGCACTAAGAGCACTTGAGTTAGCTGAGGAGGCAGCACTTGCTGAACTTGAATTACTAAGAGCAACTGACGAAGAGAAGTTAGCACTACAAGAAGAATTTGAAAAACAAAAGACTGCAATTGAAGATGAATTTTCACAAAAGAGAATTGATACAGCAAAAGAAGAAGCTGATAAGAAAAAAGAAATTGACAAAGCAGAGTTAGATAGTAAACTCGCTGTTTCATCAGCTGCATTCAGTGCGATATCACAAATTGCAGGAGAACAATCAGCCGTAGGTAAAGCAGCAGCTGTCGCAGCGGCAACAATCAATACCTACCAAGCGGCAACCAACGCATTAGCAAACACACCAGCACCACCACCATTCCCACAGATTGCAGCAGGTGTTGCAATTGCATCAGGTTTACTCAATGTCAGAAAGATATTAGCAGTAGACACACCAGGTCCTGACCCCTCTATAACACCACCAAGTATTAGTCAAGGTCCAACACCACAATTCAATATCCCAAGAACCACAACACAAGGACAAGATATAGATATTACCGGTGCACAGTCTAATCAAGCACCTCCAATACAAGCCTATGTAATTGCAACCGATGTTACAAATGCACAACAAGCAAATCAACAAATAGAAAACCTTTCAAGATTATGATTGACGAAAAAATAGATAAGATAGTAGAACTTGATATTGACGACGAAGAGTTGACAGATGACGTATTTGACGGTACGGGTGTTGAGATAGTTAGTATCGTTGATAAACCTGCTATACAAGCAGACTTCTTATACTTCAACGAAGAAGACTTTATAACCCCTAACCCTTGTCAAGAAGGTTATGAAGCAATAGGAACAAAAATGAAGAACGGTAGAGAAGTACCTAATTGTGTTCCAATACAAAACAACGAAGAGTTTGTAATGATTGATGGTGTAATGGCTTATCACACCATAGAACAAGCACAAAAAGCAGCTGAAGAGATGGGTTGTGAAGGATATCACGAACATGAATACGAAGGGGAAACATATTATATGCCTTGTGAGACACACGAAGAAAACTTTGAAACATATAATGACTACCCTCAAGGTGCAACTGGTAACGCATGTAGAGCTATAGAATGGGCTGATAAGAACGGATGGGGTAGTTGTGGAACTGACGTTGGTAAGCAAAGGGCACATCAGTTATGTAAAGGTGAAAACATTAGTAGAGATACCATTTCAAGAATGGCTGCATTTGAAAGACACAGACAAAATAGTGACACACCATATAGTGAAGGATGTGGAAAACTTATGTGGGATGCATGGGGTGGTGATGCCGGTATTAGATGGGCACAAAACAAATTAGAAGAATTAGAGTTAGCTAAGTGTAAAAAAGACAAAGACGGTAAATGTAAGAAGTCTTATTATACTGAGGAAGAACAGAGAGATATCTTAGACTTTGCTGAAGACGATAACAACGGTGTTTATATAGGGAAGGATGACTTGTACATAGATATGACCTTAAATCAATTTGCAGGAATTGGTGATGTTATAACTGCAATCAGGTCATTAGATATATTAAAGAGATTATCAATTAAAAAAGAGGAAGCACCTGAAACCTATTGGAGATATACAGGACCTGCAGCACAAAGAGATTTCTGTAAAGCAATGTTAAGACTTGCAACAAGAGGTAAGATATTCACAACCGATGAGGTAAATAAGATGTCATCTTTAAACAGAGATTTTGGACCGAGAGGTAATTCATCATATTCTAAACTTCAATGGAAGGGGGGACCTAACTGTGTTCATTATTGGACTAAATTGGAAGTGTTTAAAGGTGATACAGGTAACAAGGTAATCATTGCATCAAACAGAGCAGATAATGCAGCTGAAGAGAAATCAATGAAGTCTAACAACCAAAGACAACCATCACCACAAGGTTCAACTAAGAACAATGCTTATCTAAAGAAGAGAAACTTCTCATTGAGTATTGATGAAGAAAAGAGAATGGTGGTAGGACCTCTTATGATACCCAATAAGATGATATTACGTAGAGATGAGGAAGGTAATCCATTCTACATTTATTTTTCAAAGAAGACCATTAGAAAGATGGCTGAGAAGTTCTTTAGAAATAATAAACACAACAATACTGACGTTAATCACAATGAAGATATTACAACTGATAATACCTTGATGGAAAGTTGGATAAGTGAAAGTATTAAACATGATAAATCATACAAATATGGATTTGCATTACCAGAGGGTACGTGGTATGTTAGTTATAAAATTAACGATGATGAAACGTGGAACCTTATCAAATCAGGAGAACTTAGAGGCTTTAGTTTGGCTGGTGGATTTATTCAACGAATGAAACCAGTAAACCCTGAGACTACACTTAATGATATCAAAGATATACTTAAAAAAGTTAAAGAATGATAAAACAACTTATCAATGATAAAGTCATACTGTTGAACACGGGGGCAATCACAGTATCATTCATGGACATAGAAGCTATCCTAAAAATATTTCTATTGTCTGTGTCTATAATTTACACCTTAATTCGTTTATATAAGGAATATAGTGATATAAAGGACGAAAAATAAGGTTTTTATATTTGTAAGTAATAATAAACCCAAAAAATAAATTAACATGACTGCACAAGAAGCACTTTACAAAATTAGAGTAATGTTAGGAGTAGAGGATGCGATTGAGGAAGCATCTCTTGAAACTGAAACAGACTCTGACGAAGTAACACTTGCTGAAGCTACACTTGTTGATGGAACTAAGGTCAAGACCGAAGGTGAATTTGAAGTTGGAAAACAATTATTTGTTGTAACGGAGGAGGGTGATATCCCTGCTCCTGAAGGATTACACGAAACTTCAGAGGGTATCATAGTAGGTGTTGATGCTGAAGGTATCATCGTAAGTATAGAAGAACCAGCAGAAGAAGAGGAAGTTATCGTAGAAGAAAAAGAAAACTTTGGTGATGACCTCGTAAATCAGATTGTAGGAGCACTCTCTCCAAAAATTGAAGATTTACAAAATCAAATAAACTCAATCAAGGGAGAATTTCACGAATTCAGAGATGGACCTGCTACTGATAAAATCAGAAACAACATTGGAGCATTGAACAAAGCAGAACGAAACGTTCACGATGCAAGAATGCAAACCATCTTAGAAATGAGAAAACAATCTGTTGGTAAATAAATTAAATTAAAAAATAAATAATCATGGCTACAGGATTTGATGTAACAGCTATTGCGGGATATATAGACCAGGAGTCTTTTGGACTTATTTCAAAGTCTATCTTAGAAACCAACTTAGCTGAATTTATGAACGTCCGCGTTGGACTTCAGGGAAACTCAGTTGACATCCCATTGTTAGATACCGATTTTGATGTACAAGACGGTGCTAATTGCGGATGGAACGCGTCAGGTGACACAACTATTTCAGTTGTTCCAATGACATTAAAAAATAACAAGGTAAACGTTGTACAATGTGTTCAGACGTTGAGAGATACTTTCTTCTCACAACAGTTGGCTGCAGGTGCTTACAACGGTGGCACTTCTATTCCTTTTGAGGAAATGTTGGCTGAGCACTTTGTCGGTAAGTTGAATAACTACAATGAAAACTTCCTCATCAATGGTGATGGAGCTTACAGTGGTTTGACTGACATCTTGACAGTTGCTAACGGAACTGTATCAGGTGCTACTGCTGTTGCATGGACACCAACTACTGCTGTTGATGCGGCTCAAGCAATGTACGCAGCTTTACCCGATAAGGCTTACACTCAAGACGACTTAATCTTAATCTTGTCACCTTCTAACTACAGAGCGTTAGTATTAGGTATCACACAAGAGAACTACTACCACATTGAACCAGGTTCAACTAACATCTTCGTACCAGGTACACAGGTGAGAGTTGTTGCTTCATCAGGATTGGTAGGAAGTGAGTTAAAGTACATGGGTCCACAATCAGCACTCTTCATGGGAACTGATTTGACTTCAGACTTTGAACAGTTCAGATTGTGGTATTCACAGGATAACGATGAGATGAGAGGTCTTATGAGATGGAGATTAGGTGTTGCTGTTAGTGAACCTAACTTATTTGTCGCAGAGCTCTAATAAACTAAGAACTAAAAAATAATAGATATGGCATGTGTTTTAAATACCGGTACTACTTTAGATTGTCGTTCATCACTTGGTGGTGTTAAAGCAGTATACATCGGTTCAACGACAGGACAAGACATATCTATCACAGCTACTACAGGTGTTGCAACAGCTCTAACCGCACAGGGAGGAACTATTGATATTACATCTGTGGCTGACTTAACAACGAATGGTATGTTCGAATTCCAACAACCAAGACAATCAGCTTCACTTAGTGAAACTGGTGCGTTTAGTGAGGAAAATGGAACAGCGTTCTATACATCAGTTCTTAGTTTTGTTGTCAACACTTTAGAAGGTGAGAAATTAAACACTCTCAACATCTTAGGACAGAACACTAGACTCGTTGTAGTTGTCAAGGATGCTAACGATAGATATTGGATTTTAGGTAACACTTCAGGTGCGATTGTCACTGCTAGTACCAGTGAAACAGGTACCGCATTTGGTGACCGTTCAGGTATCACCATTGAAGTAACAGGGTTGTCACCGCAACCTATGTTTGAGTTTGACATTAGTTAAACTTAGACTTCATTATATAATTGAAAGGGGGGAACTAGTCGTTCCCCTTTTTCTTGCCATTTAATGCATAAACTATATTTATGGGTGTAAAACAAAGCAAGATATGGTATTTAACTTTGCAGATGACAGCAGAAACCTTGTATTTTATAAAGGTAGTAGTAGCATAGGTTACGAGCAAGAAAACTATTTTTTATTCTTTAAAAGCAAATTCAATAACAAATATTTAAAAAATATTACTCCAATACTTACTAATCAATGGGATGTTGATATACTATACATTGTATTGACTAAGGTAGATGATAACGACAGGTATGTTAGTTTTAGTTGGGATAGAAATGATATATCAGGAACAGGTCTATCATTACCTGCAGATATAAACAGTGAAGATATCGGAGGATATTATGATTTAGAAGTAAGAGGTAGTAATTTTATACCTGTATTTACAAAACCACTTATAACACAATTATGTAAAGTTATAAATGACTTTACCAATGTAATAGATACAACAAATAAAGCAACCCGTATACAAGAAGACGGGGCAGAATATACATATTATAGAGGATGAGTAATATTAAAGTAATAAATTTATCGGCAATTGATTTACCTACTTTCCAAGAAGTAAGAGGTAAAGATTGGGTTAGTTATGGTGAGAATAACTTATACCCTCAAAAACTTATTGAACTATATCAGTCAAGTGCAATTCACAATACTTGTGTCAACTCTCAGTTGGACTCTATGGTAGGTGAAGGTATTGAAATGATTGGTGATGAGTATGTAAACAGAGATGAAGAAACCCTTGATGACATTTACAGAAAGATTAGTTATGACTTCCTATTATATGGAGGTTTCTCATTAAATGTAATATGGTCAAGAGGTGGTGACAAGATTGCTGAGATATATCACTTACCATTTGACAAAGTAAGGTCAGGTAAAGTAAATGATGACGATGAGGTTACACATTATTACTACTCTTCAAATTGGGCAAATACACGTAAGTATAAACCAGTAGAATACCCTATCTATGACAAAACAAATACTAAGGGGGACAACGCCTCTCAAATCTATTACTGCTACCAATACTCACCAGGTGTTGACTTATATCCTCTACCTGATTACATCGGGGCAGTCAATGACATTAACCTTGATGGTAGAATATCTGTTTATCATAACAGTAATATTTCTAATGGAATGTCACCAGGTCTTATCATTAACTTTCCAAACGGTGAACCATCTCCTGATGAGATGAGAACTTTACATAGAGATTTGAATGAAGCATTTGCATCTGAGAACAATGCAGGTAAACTGTTTCTAACCTTCTCAGAGGGTCAAGAATTAGCTCCACAGATATCAACCATAGATAGTGCTAACGATGACTATTACGTGGTTTTAGAAACGAGAATTGCAAGTCGTATACTATCTGCTCACCGTATCAGTTCACCAAGACTTGTGGGACTAACAGTAGAAGGAGCAAGTGGTTTAGGTAACAATGCACAAGAGATGGAAGTAGCTTATGTTCACTACATGTCTACAGTCATTGAACAAAAACAAAAAACAGTAAATAAGAACCTTGAAAAAATATTAAGGGGTATGGGTATTAACGTATCAATTAAAGTAATACCATCAACATTAGACTTTGAAGAAAACGTAGAATTATGAGTAGTGTAATATTTATATCAGAAGCAAGATTAAAGAAATTAACAGCAGTACATGACAATGTTGAACCACAAGAGTTAACCCCCTTTGTTGTTCAAGCACAAGATATCTACATACAAGATATTTTAGGTACAACATTCTATCAAGCATTACAGACCAAGATAAGTAACGATACAGTTACAGGTTATTATCAGACTCTTCTAAACGACTATATTGCTCCAACCTTAGCAAACTATGCAGTTTACCTTGCATTCCCTTCATTGAACTATAAGATAAAGAATAAGGCTATTTTAACACCAACAAGTGAAGAGAGTTCAACAACTGATTTAACTGCACTAAAATATGTTAGGGGGTCAATACAAGACACAGCACAATTCTATGGTGAAAGAACTAGAGAATACATTAGAGATAATCAAGAACAGTTCCCTGAATACCTAAACCCTGGTACAGATGGTATGATGCCGAATAAGAACAATCCTTATTTCCATGGGGTGTATATTCCAAAACCTTATGGATGTGGGGACAATCTTCCTGATAATCCTAATCCAATGAATTAATGTCTCAAACAAAAAGAATACACGAACACAGAGAAATTAACAAAAACACGTTACAACAACAAATACAAATTATTGAAGCTCGAATTACAACGTTAGAACAACAAGTATCATCTCTCGTTAGGAACTTCGTACTTTAATCCATATTTCTTACAAAATTGAAAATGAATATTCTTGGATGTATCATAACCCATACGTCCAAAGAAATGACGCACCATCATGTAATCGTCTAATGAGATTGTTCCTGTATCTCTAAATAAAAACTTGTCTAATATAAATGTATTGTTCTTCATATTAATAAATATAAAAAGACCCCTAAGCGTTCTTAGAGGTCTTTAAATAAATGGGGGGATAATGAAAATACTAAAGAAACGATTCATAACAAATGGAACATCCCCCCTACTAGAATACATGAACAAATATATAATAATTAGAAAATGACAAAAGAAAAGGGGGATAGAACTATAAACTATCCCCCACTCATAGACTTAATAATAGGCAGACTTTAGTCTACGAGTTCTCTGTATAACCAAGGTGACCCTTCACCATTCCAACGTGATAAATCAATCATCTTGTTTTCCACATCATCCCAAAATCTATCTACCATCTCTGAATAGATTTCATCTTGTTTAACTCTTCTACCTCTTGGTTTAGGTTGAGGGATTGTAATCTTGGTTGTACCAATCTTTTGTTGTTTTAGTTCTTGCATTCTTCTGAATGCTTCTTTTCTTGTGTTACTCATTTGTATTACTGTTTAAATCGTTATACTAATAAATATCACAGAATTATTAAAAAGTCAAATAATATATAAATTATTTTATAATAATATCTATCGGGAATAGAAAGGTGTCTTAAAGAAGTAGGCAAGAAAAGACACCTCTCAGTAAGAGGTAAGGTATCTGTTCCAAACAGGCTATTACAACTGAAGTTTCCAAAGGTATACTCGCTAATGTTATCTATCGTTCGTGGGGAGAGAAAGGTGTCTGCACTGTACTCACGTATCCACTCGGTATTTGATAAGTATATCACAGTTAATAAAAAGTCTGAATAGTTAAAAAAATTATTTTGAAAATTGACTTTTTTATATTAGGTACATACTTATTGATATAAACTATTAAACAATATAACAATGGAATACAATTGTGATAAAGAAGGTAACGTGTATAATGAGGATGGTTATAAACTATCTCCTTATAGTCATTCAGATGGATATAAACAATTCAAGGCTTACTACGAAGGGGGATGTACAGAAGCAATGTATGTACACAGATTTGTATGGGAAACCTTCAAGGGTAAGATACCATTAGGAATGGAAATTAACCACATTAACGAGGATAAAACAGACAATAGGTTGGAGAACTTAGAATGTATAACTCAAAAAGAAAACATAAGAAAGAGGAGTTACAATAAACTCAACATGGAAAAGGCAGAAGCTATTAGACAAGAATACGCTGAGAAAGAATCAATCACATTTGCAAAGTTAGCAGCAAAGTATGACTGTAACCCCTCAACCATTAGAGATGTGGTAAGACATAAGACATGGTCAACGATTGGGTAAACAAAAATTATGAAGAGATAAAAGGTTGGATAAAGGGGGCTATCAAATACGAAAACGATAGTGTTAAGGAGGATTTATTTCATGAGGTACTTATGATATTCATCCAACATCCAAAAGCTGAACAACTAATTGAGAATAACGAAGCACGATGGTTCATAGTTAGGGTAGCCCTCAACCAATCAAGAAGTAAAAGTTCTGACCATTACAAATTATACAAGAAACAACATCTTGTCGAATATAAAGAGATAAGTGAGATAAAGGTGGTAGAGTATGACTTAGATAAAGATAATCAAATAGAGAACGTCCTAAACATCTTAGATGAAATGTATAAGGGAACAAATAGGGAGAGATACTATGTAATGTTAATATTACTCTACTTTACATTAGGAAACTTTGCTGAGATGAGTAGAAGATTAAATATACCAAGAACAACAATAAAGAAGAATTTCAAAGAGGGGTTGGAACATATAAAAAGTAAAATGTTTACAGATAAGACAACAGATATTAAATTTGATAATAAAACATTAAAAATACTAAAAACTAAAATATTAGAAAGTTATGGAAGAAAAACAATACAATGACAATAAGAATATCACGTTGAGAGTAAAACCTGTTGTAACACCACCACCACCAACAGAACAACAATTACTAGAAGAGTGGGTAAGAAACAATAGACCATTCTTCTTCAACCACGGTAGGAAAGAGAGAAAAGACTTAGAGAAAGTTTACCAGTTATACAACATCATATACGATGCAAATAGAAAGATAATAAAGACAGGATGTGGGGGGTGCCATAGACACATAATAGATACAATAAAGAAAAAATATTATGGATAACTATATAGACCCAAAGAAATTCCCTGAATGGTATTCAGCACAATACACACAACAAGATAAAGAAATTATAAAACTTATATGTAAAAAAACTTTTAATGAAAAAATACTTAATAATATTCTTCTCAGCACTAGCACTTGAAATAGGTAGTACCATGTATATCAGTTCAGTAGCAAATAAAGACATGGCATCAACTATGTTATGGGCATTCTTAGGTCCATTCATAGCATTACCATTTGCTGGTTATGTAGCAGATGAGAAGACATGGAGGGGTAGATTTTACTTAGCTCTATCAAGTTCAGTGGGGTATACGATAGGTGCAATGTTATCTATGTATTTCATTTTAAAATAAAATTCTATTTATTGATATCAACAACTAACTACAATGCCGTTTAAGAAAGGACAATCAGGAAACCCCAAAGGACGTAAGAAGGGGACAAAGAATAAAACCACTGAAGAAATCAGAGAAGCGTTTAAGCAATTAATCGAGTCTTCATTACCTGACATACAGAAGTGGTTACAACAGGTTGCTGCAGATAATCCTAAAGAAGCATTGAAGATTGTTGAAGCTTATTCTGATTTCATTCTTCCTAAATTACAAAGAACAGAACTCTCAGGGGGAGAGGATAAACCATTAACTAAAGTAGTGTTTGATTTTGGAACAGAAACTAATAGGGATAATACCGACGAAGAAGCAACAGGAGATTATTCAGGGGATACGAAGTCCACATAAGTACCACGTAGTTGCAATAGGAAGACAATCAGGAAAGTCATTACTAGCAATGAACTTAGTACTTGACTGGTCAATTAATAACCCATTATCAACCATACTATGGGTATCACCAGTATATTCACAAACCACCAAAGTTCAGAAGGAACTATTTAAAGCCTTAGTAGATACGGGGATTGTTGAGAGTTGTAATTACTCAGAGAACATAATATCGTTGAAGAATGGTTCAGAAGTTATATTCAGAAGTGCAGAACGTTACGATAATATTAGAGGTTATACTATTGATTACTGTATTATTGATGAGGCTGCTTTTATCAAAGAAGAAGCATGGACGGAAGCCATAAGACCTACACTATTAGTTAAGGGGAAGAAGTGTTTGTTCCTATCTACCCCCAAAGGTAAGAACTGGTTTTACAATTTATATCAGATGGGTCTGTCAGATGACCATGAAGAATATAAGAGTTATAAGGGGACGTCTATGGACAATCCCTATGCAGATACTAAGGAGATAGAAGATAGTAGAAAGACACTACCTGAGAATGTATTTAAACAAGAATATCTTGCTGAGTTCATAGAAGGTGGAGGGGAAGTATTTAGAAACCTAAAAACATTTGACCATTATCCAAAGTCACAAGGAACAATATACATGGGGGTAGACTTAGGTAGACAAGAAGATTATACCGTATGTACAATGATGGATAAGGAAGGTCAGGTTATAGAGGTTTACAGAACAAGACAGAAAGAATGGAACTATATCATTATGGATATTGTTGACTTAGCTAAACAAAGTAATTGTCATGTACTAATAGAAGCAAACAGTATAGGTGATGTAATATACGATGAGGTCAAACGTAGATACAATAAGACTGACCCCTTTGTAACAACCAGTAGGTCTAAACAGGAAATCATAGAAGGACTTATATTGGACTTTAATGAGGGGAATATATCCATACCCTCACAACAATTATTTGGTCCCCTATATAACGAGTTACAATCGTTTACCTATGAATACTCACCAAAGACAAGAGCAATAAAATATGGGTCTCCAACAGGACTTCATGATGACTGTGTTATGTCACTAGCAATAGCTAATTACGCAAGAAAGACCATGAAGAAGAAAGGGAGTTACAATTGGATAAAATAATCTATTTAGTAGTATGTATACACTTGTAATCAAGGATAAAGAATATAAATTACCTGAGGACCTCACATTAGACCAATGGATAGAGGTAACCAAATTTGATATAGGGTTGGAGTTCAATCACAAGAAGATTGTATCTCTATGTTTTGATATCCCCTATGATGAGGTAGATATAATACCCGACAAGACAATACAATTATTAATATCGTTTATATACGTTATGTTATATCCCGAACACCAACCATTAAAGAAAGATTACATGGGTGGTGAGTATATCAATTTAAATGGTCTTACATTAGGTAAGTTTATTGATATGGAGATATACCTATCTGACGGACTTAATAAATCCATTAAACCTATCATAAAGACTCTATGGGGTATAGAACCAACAGATGAGTTTATGATATCAGGTGTATGGACAGGTATACAAAATTTTATATCTTATAGAAACAGTTTATATAAGAATTACACAAATCTATTCGGTGGTGAAGGTGATGGATATGCAGAGGTGGAAACAAAACAAACCACACAAGACATAAAGAAGATTTGGTATGATATTATACTAACGTTAGCTGAGGGGAAGTTTCTATTTATAGATGATGTAACTGATAAATCATTGGTGTCAGCGTTTAACTGGTTAGCATGGAACAAAGACAAGATGGAAAAACAAAAAGAAGAAATCAAGAAGAATGACTTACAAAGAAATAATAGACGTATTTAAACAGAAAGTTCAAGGACACTTCTTTATTAATGACTTTGGTTATGGTGACATTTCTGATATCATGACGCCAGATGACCAACAACCCCCTTACTACCCTTACATATTTTTAAACCCCATCAGTGTCACAAGTGGGGATAGAGTAAGTACATTTAATTTCAACCTCATCTGTATGACTCAGTCTAATGATGATGAACAAAGTATTATCAGAAATCAAAGTGATTGTATTGATAATATGAGAGATATCATTGCTAGAGTTAACAACACACTTATTGACCCCTTAATAGAAGTACAAACTAACTACACATTCACTCCATTCAAAGAGAGGTTCCAAGATGATGTGGTAGGTGCAAGTTGTAACATAAGTGTTACGTATCCAACCATACTCGATGCTTGTAGTGCACCGATAGCTGACCCTAACTATTGTCTTGTTGCATTTGACTTCAGTAACGGTAATGCTCCGTTTTATAACAACACATATACATTTGGTGGATGGGGTTATTGGAAATATACTGAAGACCAATATCAAGGTGATGATATAGAATACTTTGAGTGGGTATGTGATACAAGATATGGATATTACATTGGAGAAGAAAAAACAGACCTTAATGGTAAACCCATATATCCAATGATGAGTTATTTTGATAATGGTTATCCTGACAGTGATAGTACAAGATTAAACGGGTATTATATATGGTACTCACAAGATGGAACTACATTTGAATGTGGAGCACAACAAAGTCAAATATTTTATAACAGTGGTGGTTTTGCTGTATCATACGCACCAACAACAAGTGACAATGGATGGGTAATACCAACTGAGGGGTGGGTTAAGACATTTGACCCCAATGACTCAGAAGATAGAAGTGGTAACGTATATATCTTTAAAACTGATTGTACTGACCCGAAACCATCACCAACTGCAGCACCAATACCACCACCTTCAAATACCCCTACTCCGACTGCAACACCAAGTATGACTCCAACTCCTACACCATCACCTGAAGATTGTACATTGTATCAAACAATATGTCACAAAAACACACCACAATCACCATCACCTCTTGGTAACTACTTTGCATGGACAACAGGTTACTTAACATCAGCACCTCCTGGTAACAACTTCAATGTTGTATGTGGTGGTAACCATATGATGTATACAGGTAATACAGAAGGGGGTAACTTAGGTATCATTGCTAAGTATCCTGGCGAAAGTTCTACAAGTTGGAGAGTAGGATATCTAAACTCAGGAACACTGGCTTGTGGTAATGTTGTTAACTTGCTTCCTGTTAGTGACTACTTTATGGATGATATAACTTGTGCTGGTATTGATTATCCTGATGTAGCTGACGAACCATTGTATTTTAATAATGGTCTATGTCCATCACCAACACCGACACCAACCAGTAGTGTGACTCCAACTATTACACCATCTATAACTCCAACAAATACGGTTACACCTACTACAACTGTTACTCCTACTCCGACTAGTTCACCATTCGTTCCATCTGAATGTATCAATTACGATGTTACAGGTAATACAGGTAGTGGTAATTACTTCTACTTAGGTAATGCTATTATAACCAATACAGGTTTAACATTGACAATCACTTGTACAGGAACTACATCATTGTATTACAGAAACACTGGTGGTGATATCTATGACATCATTAGTTATAGTGAACTCAGTTCTGACTATGTCAATACGTCAAATTGGTATGCACCTGGTGGTCTATCATGTGGAGATACAGAAAGTATTACAAATGTCTCTGTAAGAAATACAATTGACTACAGTGAATACAATGGATACTACTACCCAACTACGGGTACAATAACAGGTGAGACATATCCATACACATTGACAAACATTATATGTCCTTCACCAACTCCTACTCCAAGTATCACTCCAACGAGTACGGTAACTCCGACTATTACACCAACAACTTCTGTTACGGTTACACCAACTATAACACCTACAAGTTCTGTAACCCCAACCTTAACTCCAAGTGTGACTGCTACCTTAACTCCGACACCAACTCCATCACCAATCTTCTATCATATTGAAGCACAAAATGGAGATTTAATAATAACTCAAGGGGGAGATTTCATAGATTGGTTCCCTTTATAAAACAATAAATTAAAATAAAAAATAAAAACATGGCATTAGAAATCACAGGTAATATTGAATTATCATCAGGTATAGTTGTAAACTCACTATACTGTAGAACTCAAGCATGGCTGAGTGAAAACGGTTTAGATGTTGGATGTACTCCATATTTCTATACTAGTAAAGCAGCTTATGATAATGGCGCACCAAGCGTTGACATAGACGGTATAAAAATATTAACCCCATATGATAGAGCAACAGATGGGTCTGATATATTACTGTTTAGTAATGAGTATATACAATTCCAATTGGAAGCTAAAGGTTATTCAGTAACCATAACTGACTTATAATAATAATAAAAAATGGCAAACAAAACGATACCACAGTTGCCCGAACAGACAGGTAAGACAGATAATGATTTGCTTGCCATTGTTGATAGCGGGGAAACTGTAACAAGTAAAATAAAAGTATCAACACTACTTTCAGGTGTGGGTGGTGCTTTTCAGGTAGGAGACGCTACAGATAGTATAGTTCCTTCATATTCACCAACAAGTAGAGGTGTTGATACTGGTACTACTTATGTAGATAAATTAAATTTGGAGGGTGAGGTTTATACCTCTAACTCTAATGAAACTTTTAACTTAGTTCAAGCAAACACTACAATAACAGATAACCCTTATAATAGAGCATTTGCAGGTCACGGTAATTCTAGAATAGCATCTACTAGTACTTCAGGTGCTAATATGTTAATTGGAACACTTCAAGGACAAATCAATCAAGGTGCTTATCATCAGTTAATAGGTATGGGAACAATTGGTTCAACTGGTAATGGTTGTTTTATGGCGGGTAATGACTTTACTAGTGTCATTCAGGGTGGTAGTTATGCTGCATTAGTAGGTGGTGCTGGTAATAACGTTAATGGTAATTATACAGGAATTTTCGGTGGTCAGAGTAATAGTATTACTAATAATACAAAAGGAGTAGTATTAGGAGGTACAAATAATGATATCACCGGAAGATTTGATAATGCTATTGTCGCAGGAAATAATAATAGTAACGCAGCAAGATACGGAGTTGTTGTAGGGGGTCAAAATAACCAACTACAAAATGGTTCTCAAAGAGGAGTTATTGTTGGAGGTATAGGTAATACTATAAATGAAGGTTTACAAAGTGTTATTATTGGTGGTGCAGGTGGAGAAGTAAGTTTAACTTGGAACTCTGTTAATGTTGCACCTTATAATAGTGGTATATATCACGACCAAAGTCACGGACAGGACGAAGGATTTGGTTTATATAATGCATCACACTCTTATATAAGACAAACTGCAGGTAGTGGTACAGGAGCATTTAAAGGTGGTAATGCTAGTATCTTTAACTCTTGGACTTGTGATATTGCAGGTCAGACAGGTAATGTAACTAAATTTGCAACCATTATAGGTTCTGAGTCGTCACAAATAACAGGTGGTACGCGTGGTACTGTTTTAATTGGTTGTAGTGGAAGAACAGGACTTAATAGTCACACTACATATGTTGAAACACTTGAAGCGTTTGAAGGTATTGTACTTAACGATTACGCTAACCTAAACTTCGCATCTGACTCGGCAGCAGCAACAGGGGGTGTACCCTTAGGTGGTCTGTATCATAACTCAGGTGACCTAAAAGTACGAATAACATGATGGACGGAAAACTAATAAACCTTTTAATTAAATTATTATCAAACATGATGAACGATAAAATCGCAGGTCTTTTAAGACACATTCTCACCTTTGTAGGTGGTTACCTTGTAACAGCAGGTATAATTGACGAAGCAATGCTTACTGAAGTAGTTGGTGCTATCATCACAATAGTAGGTTTTGTATGGTCTTGGAAAGCTAAGAAAGAAGAAGAGTAATGCCTGTAACAGACAACATAGATGATTTAGTAAACAATATACTTAACACGGTAGACTATGTAGAAAAGGATATACCGTCTGAGTTATCTGAACTTGCATTTAAACTACAAAGACAACTCCAACAAGGGGATTTTAAGAACCGTACAGGGAACTTAAGACAGTCAATGAGTGTTAGTGCTAGTGGTGAGAGTTTAAAGATTTCTATGTTGTTCTATGGATACTTTCTATCATTCGGTGTTGACGGTAGAAAACGTAAAGGTGCATTTGGATTAACAGAAGATGTTGCAGCTGCATTCAATGAACCAGTGGGATATAAGTTTGGTTCCAAATCAAACAGTAAGTATGTCGCAGGTATAAATGCACGTAGGTTCTATCCTGAAGACATTACAAACACCATAATTGAAATAATGGAAAAATCAGTATTATAATGGCGGGTCCTACACCAAATGCAAGTTTAAGAAATACACCAAGTGATTTTAATTTATCATTTGGTAAGAATATATTCACCCTTGAGGACACAGGGGGTGCAACAGACCAAGTTAAATTTGGTTTGAATGTAATTAGTATATCAACCGGTACAACAACAACTGGTAGTACTGTTGCAACCCTAAGACAATTTGAGAACCCATCAGGGACAGCTCACTTTGACTTACAGAATATATTAAAGAATTATACAACCACTAATCCTGAATTACAATCTATCACAGGTATTACAAGTTCCCCTGATGAAACATTTAGATTTATAGGTCAAGTAGGTTTTGAATTAGGAGGTACCTATACCGTAGACCAAATTGCATCAGGAACTACTGGTTCGTATTGTGTAATAGGGGGTAGAAAAGAATTCTATGATTTAGATTGGAGTGACTTTGAAACTTTATATAGACCTCAAATATCTGAGATATTAGGTTGTCCTGCAAATGCAACACCAAAGTTTCCATTAACTGATTGGAGAAGTGTAAGACAATCTTCTTTAGGTAGTGATACACCATCATGGGCACAAGGTAAAGGTGTATATGTACAAAAAGTTCCAACTGACCCATATCACCAAAGAACGTTAAGTTATATAAACAGAGTAGTTCCAAAGATTGCTGTTGGTAGTTTAGCTGATAGACGTAAAACTATCAAAGCATTTAGAATCACTATAATGGATGGTACAACACAACTTGATGACTTCTACATTGAAAACATAATATCTAACGGAGGGGGACCTAATGTAACTTATTCAGGTGCAGCATTTGACTCATACCCACACGATGTAGTTTCAGTTCAATGTGGACAGAATATGTATACGGGTGATACATCAAATGCTACTCACTGGTTTGTAGGAACATTTACACAGAATGACTCAGGTTGTCCTGACCCAAGTCTACCATATTGGCAACAACCCCTACATCATGTTTATAGATTTAATGTAGACGAGGGGGAGTGTAATGACTTTGATATTGTAGATGTAAGTTGGTTGAACTCATTAGGGTTTAGAGACTATTGGACATTTAGAAAGAGAAAAGATTACAATATT